GTACAAGGCGCTGCTCGACAATGCGGCGCGGCCGAGCGGCGCGCTGGTCTATTCGGCGCAGCACGGGCAACTGACGCCCGAGCAGTTTTCGCGGCTGAAGGCCGAACTGGAATTGGGCTTTGCCGGCGCGCAGAACGCCGGACGGCCGATGGTGCTCGAAGGCGGGCTCGACTGGAAGACGATTGCGCTCTCGCCTCGCGACATGGATTTCGTGGAATTGAAGAACGGCGCGGCGCGCGAGATCGCGCTGGCCTTCGGCGTGCCGCCGATGCTGCTCGGCATCCCCGGCGACAATACTTACGCCAACCTCGCCGAGGCCAATCGGGCGCTGTGGCGGCAGACGGTGGTGCCGCTGGTCAAGCGTGTGGCCGATGATCTCGGCACCTGGCTGGCGCCTAGCTTTGGCGGAAGTTTCGCCATCGTCCCCGATCTCGACAAGGTCGAGGCCCTGGCCGAGGACCGGGCCAGCCTCTGGGCACGCGTCGGCGGCGCGGAGTTTCTCAGCGACGCGGAAAAGCGGGCGATGCTGGGGGTGGGGGGATAGTCCGATGAGCAGGTTGGGGCTGCGGCGACTCATTGCCGCCATTCGCCTTGCCACTCTGGAGCTGCGGGCCAGGGCGCTGCAAAGGGCTATCGAGCGGCACTACCGCGCAGATCAGCCGAGGGCGCCACGCGGCACGCCAATTGGCGGGCAGTGGATCGATGATGCCACCCGGGTCGCAGCAAGACGCCTGGGACCCAAATGTGACGGCTTTCCAGCGGGATGTCAGAATGGCGGTTCATTTGGCTCATCTGGCACGTTTTATATCGACGGGCGGCGTTTATGCCAAGATTGCGCCATCAAGTTTCTAGGAATACAGAACTCTTCGCATGAAGAGAAAATGGACACTTTGAGCTTGTTCGATAGAATCCTCCGGCTAAGTGATTAAGATGGGAAACGGAAAAGCGATCAGCCTCTCCGACGTGAAGGTTGGCGACCTTATTTTTGGCCTCTCCGAAGATGGTTCGCCGAAGTTGCTGTACGTCTATCGAACCTATCCCGACCGCGTTCTGACAAGGCTCGTCACCAGCCAAACAAAGTACTCATTCGGGCGGAATGGCCTTTCTTTACAGACCTGGGATGGGAAAAGCTGCCGCATCGTTCCAGTTGCGCCGCTTACAGTCGAGGAGCGCCCGGTTGCCCTCGGGGTCGACGAGAAGATGCGTTCTGCAAAGGAACTTGTCGACCTTCGGCTGAGTCCCACCGAAGTGCATTTGCTGTCAAAGGTGGCGCGCAGGATCCAGGAATATGTACGCGAGCAACAGGGGCGCTAACGCTGAGGCTTTGTTGTGACAGAACGTCGAGACAGGCTGGACGACGTACAGGCAGGAGACATCATCCGCGGCCGCAAGCGCAGCGGGCGGCCGTTGTTGCTGCTGGTCTATGAAGCTGATGATGCCGTGATCAGGACTCGGCGCGTAACGACGGGCGAGACGTTCGACTTCGACCGCGATGGACAGTGCCGGCAGCATTCGGACAACGAGCGCTGCATCATTACATCGACCGCAACACTGCCGCCGGCAGACTACCAGGTCGCGCTCGGCCTCGACCGCAAGATGCGCGCCGCAAAGGAACTCACCGATCTTGCGCTCAGCGAGGCGGAGATCGATCTGCTGCAGAAGGTCGACGCGTACTTCGAGGCCCGTCCGTTGCCGAAAGCATGAGAGTGATAGATGCCTAGGAGGTGTGCCCTCCGACGCTGGTGTTCCACCTTACTATGGGCCGTACTCGTCATGCTTGCGACCAACATAGTCATCACTGATACCGCACGCCGTGTCCTCGAGCGCAGCAAGTCGAACTTCGGGCCAGCACCCGGAAGTGTCTTCGCGATGTGCTACGAGTCGGCCTTCACCAATCGCGACGGAACGACTGTCGAGGGGTTCGTACCTGGATATACGGTTGCGTCCTGGCCAAATGACCACATTGGCCCAGGTTGGCTCCTGGTTCTGCTCGCGCCTGGGATTGAGTTCTACCTGATGCCCAGATTCAAATGGCTCGCCACGGAGACCTACGTGATGGACCTCCTCAGCGCCCAACACGCGACCTTCTCAATCGGGCCGGCCGAGCGCTAGCCCCAATAGTACTTCAACACCAGCCGCACGCAGCGTCCCCTGCCGTCCACCTCGGATGGGAGGTGGTTCGGCACGACCATACGAAAGGGACGCCCATGGATGACCTGACCCGAACCGTCGCCGAGCGCGGGGATCTGGCGCATCTGGCGCTGTTTTTGTGGGCCAGTGCGGCGAGTGGGGGGATGGTGTGGGCGTTGCGCGAGATGGCGGCGGCGAACCGGCGGTTTGAAGAGTTCGTCAAGGAGATCGCCAGCCTCAACCGGCTGTTCCAGCGAAAGGACTGACCATGAAAAAGACCGAAGAGGCCCAGCAGGTGTTCCGGCAGTTCGCTTGGCACCTGGCGGGAAAACTCGTCCAGCCCGCCCCGCCCAGGGGGTCTTCGCGGCCGGGAGGCAAGCGATGAATACGCCGATCCCGATCGACGCGGAGGGGCGCTTTGCCGGCTATGCCAGCGCCTTCGGCCTGGCTGACGACAGCGGCGATATGGTGATGCCGGGAGCGTTTGCGAAGAGTCTCTCAAGGCGCGGCGCCGAGCGCATCAAGATGCTGTTCCAGCACGACCCCAAGGAGCCGGTGGGCGTCTGGGAGGCGATTGCCGAGGATCAGCTGGGGCTCTGGGTGGAGGGCCGGCTGGTGCCCGGTGTGCCGCGCGCCGATGCGCTGAAACGGCTGATCGAAGCGCGGGCCATCGATGGGCTCTCGATCGGCTTTCGCACCGTGCGCGCCACCAGCGAGCCGCGCGGCGCGCAGCGTAAACTCTGGCAGATCGACCTCTGGGAGATCTCCATCGTCACCTTCCCGATGCTCGATCGGGCTCGGATTTCGAGGACCGGCAATTCCGGCCTCGGCGGCGCTCTGCGCGCTGCCATTTCGCTCATCCAACAGTGAGGATTGCCATGACAGACATTTTGACCGACCGCCTCGAAAACAAGGCGGCGGCGCCCGGCGATATTGGCGGCATGTTCGCCGAATTCATGGGCGCGTTCGAAGAGTTCAAGCGCACCAATGACACCCGCATCGTCGAGCTCGAAAAGCGCGGGACCACCGATGCGCTGACCGAGGAAAAGCTGGGGCGGCTCAACCATGTGCTCGACAGTGCCAAGGCGGCGATCGACCGGCTGACGCTGGAGCGCAACCGTCCGCAGCTCGAGGCCGGCCGGCCGCATGACCAGGACGAGTACAAGGATGCCTTTGCCGGCTATATCAAGCGCGGCGAGGAAAAGGCGCTCTCAATCGGCTCCAATGCCGATGGCGGCTACCTGGTGCCGTCCGAGACTGAGGCCGACATTCTGGGGCGGCTGGCGGCGATCTCGCCCATCCGCGCCATCGCTTCGGTGCGGCAGGTGTCGAGTACGGTCTATAAGAAGCCCGTGGCGCTGACCGGCCCGGCCGTCGGCTGGGTGGCCGAGACGGCGGCCCGGCCGCAGACGGCGAGCCAGACGATTGACCTGATCGATTTCCCGACGGCCGAGCTCTACGCCATGCCGGCGGCGACCAGCGCCTTTCTCGACGACGCGGCAGTCGATGTCGGCCAGTGGATCGCCGACGAGGTCAACGCCGCCTTTGCCGAGCAGGAGACGACGGCGTTTGTGGCGGGCAATGGCACCAACAAGCCCAAGGGGTTTCTGGCCGAGGATCAGGTGGCCGAGGCCAGCTGGGCCTGGGACAAGATCGGCTATCTCGCGACCGGCGTCTCCGGCGACTGGCCGGCCAGCAACAAGTCGGACGTACTGATCGATCTGGTCTATGCGCTCAAGGCCGGCTACCGGCAGAATGCCAGCTGGGTGATGAACCGCAAGACGCAAGGCGCGGTGCGCAAGTTCAAGGATGCCGACGGCAATTACCTCTGGCAGCCGGCAAGCGCGGCGGGCGGCAAGGCGACGCTGATGGGCTTTGACCTGGTCGAAGCCGAGGACATGCCCGACATCGCCGCGGCCGCCACGCCGATTGCTTTCGGCGACTTCCGCCGCGGCTATCTGGTGGTGGATCGGCAGGGGGTGAACGTGCTGCGCGACCCGTTCTCGGCCAAGCCCTATGTGCTGTTTTACACCACCAAGCGGGTGGGCGGCGGCGTGCAGGATTTTGACGCGATCAAGCTGCTGAAGTTCGCGGTGAGCTGAGGCTAGCGAGTAGGGGGAGGGCGCCCCCTCCACCACGCTGACGCG